ACAGAATAAGGCCAATTGATTATACGTACATTTGGATAGCTAACCATATCTAATTTATTGAAATCGTTGTGGTTTTTAATTATAGTATCCAATCTTTTTCCAATAATTTCCAAAGGAACATTGTAGAATATACAGTCAAATATTCCAATTGCCAAAGCCTTAGTGAAGGTAATACTAAGGGGTTGTTTTACAAAAATTACCAAGTCTGATTGATGTATAGTTTCATCACTAAGATTAATATACTTACAAGTAGAAATATAGTTCTGGGTTGGATTATTCTCATTTTCGCAAATTATATATTTATTCCTTGGATAATAGTTTTTGATTCTATTTGCCAATTGTTTCTTTCCAGTATAACCTGAAATATCACAAATAGTAATAATTTTCATTTGTGGTGTAATTTTAATGTAAATGCGAAGGCATCTACTGATAACATTTATAATGTAAAGGCTTATTATGATAAAGAACATATAGGCTTGAAAATACGTATCGAATCGTAAGTAATACATGATTGCTTTTGGAGTTGTAATTAATAATAGTTAATATAGAAAAATAGTTTCAATTTTTATAAAATTCTGTCTGTATATTCTACTATATATTATATATATATATGTGCTTTAGTTTCGAAGTTAGTTTAGGAACAGGGTTTATGTCCTGGATAATAGCATTTTATTTACTAAAAACTAAAAATTTATCATTATTACAAAAACAACAACTAGTATTTCTACTAATATTTAGTTCTATGCAATTTGCTGATGCTATATTATGGTATATAAAGATGGAAAAAAATAATGTTAACTATATTGTTACATCGATAATTATACCACTTATACTTTCATTACAACTAATATATAAGGCATATTTCGTAAATAAAATAAATAGCATATATTTGAATTTGTTTATAGCATTATTTATTGTATATTGGTTTTGGAAATTAAATGGCTATAGCGTGTCTTGTTGTAAAAAAAAAATGGTGTCTCCAATCTGGGGTAATAAGGAAATTACATTAATTGAATTAATACTTTTTACAGCTATTATAGCATATCCTAATTTATGTTTTGCGTTTATAGTTCCATTATTAGTATTATTAGTAGGTGGTGGATATGGTTCAATGTATTGTACCTTAGCAAATATTATGGCATTTTACTATTTATTTACGTTTTAGTTTTATTTTGATTTTGATTTTATCTTTCCTTTTTGGAATAGTGAATTTAATAGATTCATTCAATATATTTTTGGATTTCTCATAACATTTATAATAACTTTGAAATAAATCTGGATCTATTATCTCTTTTATGTATTTATTAACCTTCAAATATAATAAGATTCTTTTATAGTTGGGACAATTATACGATAACGATTTCTCCAATAATGATTTATTTAGTGATGATTTACTTTGAATATATTCAATAATAGTTTTAGCTTCTTTGAGTGTATCAATATATGTAATTCCTGCGTGTAGTGTCGCATTTCTACAATTCCTACATTTATCACCACAAAAAGAAATTGGGTCGATTGTTTTGGAGAATTCCTCTCCTAAATATGAACAAATTAAATAGTGAAAACATTCAACATTGTTTTTAATTAAATTATCTATATCGTAAATGTTAGACATTTTATTATTTTTTAGATTTCTATAGACCACCAAATCTTGTATATTATAAAACAATATACAATCCGACATATTTCCATCTCTACCTGCTCGTCCTATTTCTTGGTAGTAACCTTCGATTGAAGTAGGCATATTATAGTGAAATACAAACCGAACATCCGGTTTATCTATACCCATCCCAAACGCAATAGTGGCAACAATTACTTTTTTAGTGTTATCGAGCCATTCCTTTTGTATTCTTTCGCGATTTTTTTTAGATAAACCAGCGTGATAGAATTCACTTGCTATATTTGCTTCTATTAATTTTTGGTTCACTTTTTCACACGTTTTCCGACTGTAACAATAGATTATACCAGTATTATTCGTATATGTTTTATTAATGAGTTCTATTATTTCATCTAGAGTGTCCCTTTCAGTATGTTTAGGTTTTATAATAATATTCAAATTATTTCTGTAGAAACTATTCTTAAAAAGTCTAGGCTTATTTAGATTTAATATTGAACTAACATTCATCAATACTTTGGGTGTAGCAGTAGCTGTCAAAGCCATCATAGGCACATTCTTGAAATCACCTCTAAGTGTTCTCAGTTGTAAGTATTTCGGGCGAAAATCGTGTCCCCAAGTAGAAACACAATGTGCTTCATCAACTATAAATCTATTCAGAAGTCCATCTTCATTTAATTTCTTTAATTCTTTATGAAGTGAATAATTTGTTAATAGAGTTTCTGGTGTAGTATAGACTAATTTATAGTTAATAAGATTTTTAATGATATATTGTTTCATATCTTCTTTTGTGTCTCCAGAAAACACACACGCTTCTATATTCTTATTTTTCAGTGCTTCTACTTGATCAAATAATAATGATTTTAAAGGGCATATAACAATTGTAATTCCATCGTAATAAAGAGCGGGTAATTGAAAACATAGTGATTTACCACTACTTGTTGGAGAAAGTATAAATATATCATTTTTAGGGTTTTCTAAAATATAGTTAATAACTTTTTGTTGAAATGGACGTAAACACGGTAATTTGAATTTTGTTTGAAGTAAAGTATCCATGATATTCTATGATTATATGGTATATAAACTGTGATAGATATATATTTGTTTCAATCAAATTTAATTAATTTATTTCATTCTTGACGAACAATTTGTCATAGTCATAATAGTATTTATCTTTAAAAATATAATTATGGTTCCATTCATCGGGACCTATAAGTGAAAAAAAAGGTTCATGGTTTTTAATATATAAATAATAGTAATTTCCACTGACTTTTTTACAATTACACGCAACATTTTGTAAGTATGTTTGATCTTCACTATCGTTAATTATTTCTAATGCTTGATTTTTAAGATATTCCATTTGATTATAGATTAATTTTAATTTGGCGTAATTGACTTGGTCGCTTTTAAGATTTTCTATAATATTATGGTTGATATTTAAATCATTTGATTGTTTCATCAATTCATTCAAATGGGTTTTTGAGATATTTGATAAAGACATACAGAAATAAAAAGTTATTTAAATTATTTAATTTTATTCTATTTAAAATTAAAATCAAACCATTTAGATATGGAATTCCTTCAATATGATATTTTTAAAGATGAAACAATTGATTTTTCCAAAGATATGATTTATACAGATAAATTAAAAATTAACACCCAATTGTTTACTAATAACTATAGAAATATTAATATTAATCACAAAAAATCAATAGAAGATTTTTTTATAAATAAAAAAACAAACTATACTAGGGTCTATTATGGTAAGAAATACGATATTAACGAACCAAATAGTATGTTAAAAAAAATGCTATATTGTTTCAGATTGAATAAAGATATAAATAAAAGTATAGTAATATGTATTTTTAGATTAAAAAATGGACTATATGCTATTGTTACCTATAACGTTAATCTAATACCAAGTCCTATCAATACATATATATGCTATACTAAATATTATATGGAAGTATTGATGTACATATTTAAATTAGAAAGTGAATTAAAAATGGATACAAAACATTCACAAGTTATTAAATATCCCAAATGTTTTTTTAAAAATTTCAATTATATTTATAATTATTTTAATTGGCATAAGCAAGTTGACCTAATCCACTCATAATTCGGAGGATGTTATAGCTTACCGCATATGTTTTCATTTCTGATGTTCTACTTGAAGTATTCAATGTGCTATCTAGCGTTACTTCAATAGAAGAATTATCTATTCTAGAGAAATTACAAGAACCTGATGGTTGATGGTCTTCTGGGTCAAAGGCGAAACTATATACGTTAATGCCTGGTGCTGGACACGATGTATGGTGATTATATGGTTGAATAACATTGAAATAGAATCCATCTCTTTCACTAATACGATCTGTACCATTCAATACAATCTTAGCTAAAGAAACCGGGTTTTTCCCTTGATCGAGCAATCGTGTATTATTGCCACTAGCACCCCAATTACCATAATACGGAGATGCTATAGTTAATCCTGTAGCTACGTCAGTTGTATAAGAATTATGTTGTAATGTGGATGTGGGTCCAATAAATCTATCCAGTGATTTAGATGTATATGGATCGGTGGAGCCATCTGAAGTTGAAGTGTCAACATGATATGTTTTTATTCTATCATAACCTAGAATTTTCTTATTTGCGGCTGTTATTGATGATTTTACAATAGAAATATTGGCGGAATTTTGAGCGCCAGAATACCATTTAGATGATGCTGCATTTCCCAATTCACTTAAATCGGGTTCATATTCATTTTCTATATATGGTAGTGAAATGCCCGATAATCCATTCCATAAATTTTGAGGACGTCTTCCACCAGCCATTCCTGTTCCTGTATATGGTTCTGGTGTTCCTGTAAATCCCGTATAATCATATTCGGTAGTATAATTATAATATTGACTACCTGCTCTAGATTGGGTATAGTCTTGAGAAATAAAGTCTTTTTGTCTAATAACCCATACAAGTTCTTTTACTGGGTGTGTAAAATTCATAGTATAATTTATTTTGGAAGCGCCACTGGAAGAAGTGACTGAACCGATTTGAACTTTTTCAATGAGATATTCGTGGGCACTTTGAGCGAAACGTTTTCTTTCGTCTGTATCTAAATAAACGTAATCGGCGTATAATACTGTTTCTGTAAATTGTGGAATGGAACCGGCACTAAATATACTTGTGCCGATTTGTTGTCTATAATTGTTGGATGATTCGTGTGATCCCCAAATAACATTATTGAGATCTTCAAAATCAATTTCGACAGTCATATCTGCGTGGTTTAAAGCAATTAGTGGTAATGCTAATCCAGGTGTTTTGGTGAACCAGAATTCTAATGGTATATATAATTTGAAAGTATGTGAATTAGATGTTCCATCAAAAATATTGTAATCGCTAGATGCTACTTTGTTTGTAGTATGAATGTGAGTCAAGTTAGGTGTATTTCCCATCATTTCAGCATAAGCTTCTGCTTTTTCGCCTTTTTGTTTTAATTCGTTAAGTAAATGATACCATTCACCATCGTGTTTATCTATTTCTGAGCCACTAATATTAAATGATACTTTTTTTAATAGTATATGACCTAGCCAATTTAACCAACGGAATGCTTTGAAGTCTCCAGATGAACAATTCATTTTTCCTGAATCAATAGTTATTTCTAAATAAAGTTTGTGTAAAAGGTCAGGTCCTTTTAATATATTACATACACTGGAACTTCCAAAGTTAGGTGTGCCATTAAAAGTTAATTTCCGCGATTCAATGGCGAAATTGGTATGACGACGATAAACTACTTTAAAAAAGGTAATTTGTGGGTTTCCAGTCAAATATAAATCCTGGGCGCCATACGCAACTAATTGTAGTAAACCTCCTCCCATTTATATAAATTGAATATTTTATTTCTTTAAGTTATACACTTAAAGATAAAAAAAAAGGAATAATATATTAAGTTTTTTTAAAAAAATTATGGCTTCATTTAAAACTAAAAATAAAAAAAAAATTACATATGATAAGAGAATAACCTTGGAAGCAAAACATAATGAAATTATTAATAATCTTGCAGAAGAAACTGAAAATTATGAGAATAATTCTAATACTTTAGCTATATTGAACCTAAAATTAAAAGAACTCAATAAAGACAAAAAGAAAAACATAAGTGAGATTTTGTCTATAAAAGATAAAATACTAGAAATAAATGAAATAATACAAAAAACTAAATCTCAGGAAATCGATTATTTTTTAGATAATGGCAAATTACTTTTTGATTATTATGAAACGAAAGAAAATGTTTCTAATAAAACAAAAACGATCAATAATATAAAAAATGAATGTGAAACTAAATCTAAATCTAAATCTGTTATGGACTATTTTGGTACTAAAAAATCCAATGAAGAAGTAATTAACAATACAAAGGATAATATTGTTAACGAGTATTTTTTTAATACAGATACGAATTTCGTTAAAACTATTAAAAATGTAAATGTAGATTTTTGTGAAAAATGTCAACTAGAAAAAATATTATATTTATCAGAAGGGAAGGTTATTTGTAAAGGGTGTGGTGATGAAACGCTAATACTTATAGATAGTGATAAACCTAGTTATAAAGATCCACCAAGAGAAGTTACTTATTTTTCGTATCAACGTATAAATCATTTTAATGAATGTTTAGCTCAATTTCAGGCTAAAGAAACTACCGATATTCCACAAGAAGTATACGATAAGATTATATTAGAGTTGAAAAAGGAACGCATTAAAGACATGACTAAACTAAATTCAATAAAGATTAGAGATATATTGAAAAAACTGAAAAAAAATAAATATTATGAACATATTCCACATATTATCAATAAACTTAATGGTGTAGCTCCACCGGTTATGTCACGAGAAACCGAGGAAATATTGCGTCGTATGTTTAAGGAAATCCAAATACCATTTCATAAATTTTGTCCTAAAGATAGAAGTAATTTTTTGTCATATGCTTATGTATTAAGAAAATTCGTAGAATTGCTAGAACTAGATGAATTTATAGAATGTTTTAGTTTATTAAAAGATAGAGAAAAGCTATACGAACAAGATAAAATTTGGAAAGATATTTGTAAATATTTAGATTGGGAATTTATTCCGAGCGTTTAATTTCTATAGATGGTGTTAAGGTTTCTAGGATTACATATGTAATTGCTACGATTGAATCTACCATTAGTATATCATTTAAATTTAGTTTATTTGTATTCATTAGAGACATCAATGTTATTGATAGTAACAATAAAACCTTGACTAATCTTCTTATAAATTCACGAGGGTTAATCATTATTAATATTATAAAATAAAATAAATCACTTGATTATTTAATAATAATATGTTTTTTCATTAAATATATTTAAAGATTTATAGGAATTTTTCTATTACAACAATGACTGAACCAGTTGAAGATTTTCTTGATAGTGATCCAGCAATTTTAGGACAAAATTATGTTTGTTTATCGTTTGTGTCTCCCGAAAAATTTTTGAAGCAAAAGGAAATGTTTTTGTTTCACAAGTATATGCTTGATAAATTTAGAGATTACTCGCAAGTAATTGATGTATTATCAAAAAAACATCTTAAGATGGATGCTGATGAATTGGAAAAATTGTCAGAAGAAGAATTATCGGTGGATGTCAATAAAAAATTAGTAAAAGAACTTCGCGAAAAAGCGAAACTCGAATATGAATATACTTATGACCAATTTAAAACAAACTATGGAGACTTTATGTATAGATGTGGAGAAAGACACATAGAAGCATTTGATAAATCGAATGATTATAAAACATCTACACGAGCATTAAAAATTCGTGGTGTCTATGAAACATATAAAGAAGCTGAAGTTCGTGCGAAATCATTACAACGTCGCGATCAGAGTTTCCACGTATTTGTTGGGACGGTTGGTGCTTGGTTGCCTTGGGATCCAGAAGCAGATAAGGTTCAAAACGAAGAATACTTAAATGAAGAACTCAATACACTCATTAAGGAATACAAGAAGAACCAGGTTCATAAGGATATGCTTTACGAACAAGAAAAGGAAGACCGTCGCAAAGACCAAATGAAAAAGAAAATTGCTGAAGAGGAATTAGAGAAACAAGAAAAGGATAACGCGAAACACATGTCTGCTATTGAAAATAATTTGGAAATGGAT